ATTTTAAAACAAACAATATAACTATTTTTAATTAAATAGAGGAGAAAAAAAATGGCAAACCCAGTCATAAATATAAGAGACACAGGGCGTAACTCAGCTAAAACAGCAGATGTTCGTGGACTTGCTGATAATTCAGTTAATTCGTGGACTTCAGCTACTACAGGAACTATTGCAGTAACTGCTGATGCAACTTATGATGTTTCATTTACACAACCGGCAGATACTATTATTCGTAGTCTTATCGCAATTCCCGCAGGTAACATTGTTACAGCAGGAGCTTCAGGCGATGATGTTGATTTCGATTTAGGAACTGCAGCAGGTGGTGGTCAGCTTATTGATGAAAAAGCTATCTTAGATGATGGTGGAGCAGCAGTAACGTGGACAGCTAATGTACCTTTGTATATTATTCAAAATTCACATGGTCACGCAGCCAATGCCTTTGTAGGTACTGGAGTAACTGCAGGTGTCTTTGGTGGACCGGCTACTTCAGAAGCAGTCGTTATTGCAGCTACTTTGTATAGTGCAGCAGCTCGTACACTTCATATAAGGTTAAAACCTTTAGCAAATGACCTTGCAACAGCAGCTACAACTGTGACTTATTTAGTCGAGTTTTTACATTTAGATGTATTACCTGATTAATTCTTAAAAGTAGTCACGTGTCAAGGGTAATTAATAAAGATTACCCTAAAGTAGAGAGGAGTCTTTTGACTTCTCCTATTTTTAACAAATTATAAACAACAGGAGAATAACATGCCAGTATCAATAGGACCAAGACCAAAACCAAAACCAAGACCAAAACCTAAAAAGCCACCAACACCGGCAGCCAGAAAAGGCGGACGTAAAAAAGAAAATGTTGGAGCAAAAAGAAGTGCATATGGTACTGGTGGTCAAATGAACCTACAAGAAGATGCATCAGCAGTAAGGCAACAACAAGCTGCTCAAAGTTCAACAGGACAGGGAAGAATTTTAGGTCCCTTAACAGGTCTTAGTAGAGGACCAAAACTAAAAACTGTGACACTCAAACCTAAACCACAAGAATCTAAGGTTCGTAAAAGACCCGGATTTTCTCACGGTGGAAAAGTAGAAATGGAAGTACTTAAACCTAATTAAGAATTAAAACATGGCAACTACATACTTAACTTTAACCAATGAACTATTAAGAGAACTAAACGAAGTTGTTTTAACTTCGGCTAATTTTAGTAGTGCAATAGGCATACAGGCTCATGCTAAAGACTGTATTAACAGAGCATACAATGATATAGTAATGGCAGAACCTCAATGGGGGTTTTTATCTACTGGAGAAAGCGGGGCAACTGACCCTTTTTATGGTAATGTTTATGTTGAAACAGTAGCAGGAACTCGTTGGTATGAACTAAAAGCAGCCAGTTCTAGTGTTATTACAGATTATGGTTCAGTAGATTGGGATAATTTTTACTTAACAACAATTAGTGTAAGTGGAGAAAGTGCTCCCTATACAAGTCAAAATTTAAACTTTTTAAATTCTTCGGATTGGGTAAGATACCGAAGAGAATCAGAAAATGCAGACGATTCTGATAGTCAAAGTTATGGTGCACCCACGCATGTAATAAGAAGTCCTGATACAAGAAAATTTGGACTAAGCCCTATACCTGATAAAGTATATCGAGTATGGTTTTTTGCTTGGGATTTACCAACAGCATTAGATGCTCATGGAGACACACTAGTTTTTCCTGATGTATATGCAACTGTTCTTATGTCAAGAGCAAGATATCATTTTCATCAATTTAAAGAAGCTCCTCAACAAGCAGCTTTTGCATTACAAGACTATAAAGAAGGATTAAAGAAAATGCGTTCAAACTTTTTAAATCCTGAACCAACTTATATAACAGACGATAGAACTTATTTTTAATGGCAGCTACTCAACCATACGCATTAGCATGTGAAGGAGGACTAGATAAAGCTTCTAGTTCTTTTGAATTACTTCGTAGACCCGGAGCAGCTACAAGGTTACGAAACTTTGAAGTGGATGTAGCCGGTGGTTACAGAAGAATTAATGGGTTTTCAGCTTTTGGTGGTAGTAGTGCAGCTAATCCTAGTACAGATAATGACATATTAGGCTTACATGTTTATGCTGATGGTTTAATAGCTTGTTCAAGTACTAACATATATTTTACATTAGATGGTATTACTTGGTTACAAATTAATAAAGCTAGTGTAGATGCTAGTGGAGATAACTATACAGCCTTTACAGGTCGTAGTGCTGCAGCTAGAACATCACAAGGTAAAGCACACTTTGTAACTTTTGAAGGTGACACCACTTATGGTGAAGTAATAATTACTGATGAAGGTTCTGGTGCAAAACCTTTTTACTTCAAAATGACAGGAACTGGAGCATTAAGTAATAGAACTTATTTTGCTAAAGAGATTACAGTAAGTGGTACTGTATATCCTAAGTTCTGTACAATGCATGATAAACATTTAGTAGTTGGTGGAGCAAGCACAGCACCTAATACTATTTATTATAGTGATTCAGCTAAAATTACTGGAGCTGATATAGATGATTTTGCTAATGATGGTGGGGCTATTAAACTTGATGATAAAGTAGTAGGACTTAAAAGCTTTAGGAATGATTTAATAATTTTTTGTAGAAATAGTATTTATAAATTAGTAAATATAAATAATTCATCTACCATAGCTATACAACCAATTACACAAAACATAGGTTGTTTAGATGGAAAAAGTATTCAAGAGATTGGTGGTGACTTAGTATTTTTAGCTCCAGATGGGATAAGAACACTAGCCGGTACAGTAAGAATTGGTGACGTTGAGTTAGGAACAGTTAGTCGTGCTATCCAACCTGTAATGAAAGACATTGCAGATAATATAGGAAGTTCAAGTGTTAGTAGTCTTGTTATTAGAGATAAATCTCAATATCGCTTATACTATGGGAGTGATTCTACAGGCAGTGCTTCAAGAGGAGTAATAGGCACACTTAAAACAAACGAACAAGGATTTGCACAATTTCAATGGTCAGAAACTTTTGGAATAGACGCTAGTTCAGCAGCAGCTTCAGGATTTAATTCAAGTGGAGTTGAAAAACATTATCACGGAGACTATGCCGGAAGAGTATTTAATCATGATACAGGAGATAATTTTTTAAATACATCAGGTACTGAAACAAATATAGTAGCTGAATATCAAACACCAGATTTAGATTATGGAGATTTAGGAACATTAAAAACTTTAAGATACGTTAAAATTTCAGCAACACCAGAAGGCACAGTAGATACTAAACTAAGAATAAGATATAATTATGATGACCCAGATGTACCACAACCTTCTGATTATAACTTATCAATAGATAAGCCTTCGTTATTTGGTACAGCAGCTTTTGGAGCAACTGCAGCACATATTTTTGGAGCAGCTTCTGACCCTATGACAAGACAAGCAATAGAAGGGAGTGGACATAGTAATTATTTTAGAATATTTAGTGATGACCAAAATTCCCCTTACACAATAAACGGCATATATATAGATTACGAACCTTCAGGGAGACAATAAAAATGGCACAAAGTTACACACGACAAAGTTCAATGAGTGATGGTGATACTATCACAGCAGCTTTATTTAATGAGGAATACAACCAACTAGTCAATGCTTTTGCATATAGTTCAAGTAGTGCAAGTTCTACAGGACACAGACACGATGGCACTGCAGGACATGGTGGTAGTATTCATACTATAGGTGATTTAGATTTCCTTAATAAAATAGTTGCAGACAGCACAAATAATAGGTGGGGAGTTTTTGTACAAGTATCTTCATCAGCAGTTGAACAAATTAGAATACAAGATGGAGCTATTATACCAGTAACAGATAACGATATAGATTTAGGTACAAGCTCTTTAGAATTTAAAGATGCTTACTTTGATGGCACAGTAACATCAGATGCCTTTGCAGGTCCATTGACAGGTAATGTCACAGGAAACGCTTCAGGTACTGCAGCAACTGTAACAACGGCTGCACAGTCTAACATTACAAGTTTAGGAACTTTAACAACTCTTACTGTTGATAATGTTATAGTTAATGGAACTACAATAGGTCATACATCAGATACAGATTTATTAACCCTTACAAGTGGTGTACTGACAGTAGCAGGAGAACTTGACGCTACTACATTAGACATATCAGGTAATGCAGATATAGACGGAACACTAGAAGCTGACGCTATAACAATAGCAGGAGTTACATTAGCAGAAACAATTAGTGATACAGTTGGAGCAATGGTTGGTTCTAATACAGAATCAGGTATTACAGTAGCTTATCAAGATGCAGATAACACACTAGACTTTACAGTTGGTACTCTTAATCAAGACACAACAGGACTAGCAGCAACAGCAACAGCTTTAGCAACTGCAAGAACAATAGGTGGAACATCTTTTGATGGTACAGCAAATATAGCAGTAGCAACTGCTACAGAAGGAACAAATGTTACAGTTAGTGCTAATAACTCTACAGACGAAACAGTTTATCCAACATTTGTAGATGGTGCTACAGGAACACAAGGAATTGAAACAGATACAGGTTTAACATATAACCCTAGTACAGGAATGCTAACTTCTACAGGTGTTACTTCAACATTTACTGGTAATATAACTGGTAATGTAACAGGAAACACAAGTGGTACTGCAGCTACAGTAACTACAGCAGCTCAATCTAATATAACTTCATTAGGAACTCTGACAACTTTAACAGTTGACAATGTTATAGTTAATGGAACAACTATCGGACATACATCTGATACTGATTTAATAACTTTAGCAGATGGTAATGTTACAATAGCAGGAGAGTTAGATTTAACTACGTTAGATGTTTCAGGTAATGCTGACATAGATGGTACATTAGAAGCCGATGCAATTACTATTGGTGGAGTTACTCTATCTGAAACTATTGCAGACACAGTTGGAGCTATGGTTACAAGTAACACTGAATCAGGTGTTACAGTTGCTTACCAAGATGCAGACAACACAATAGACTTTACAGTCGGTACACTTAACCAAGATACTACAGGTACAGCAGCTATTGCAACTACAGTTACTATAACAGACAATGAAAGTACAAATGAAAGTAATGCTGTTATCTTTACAGCAGGTGGTGATGTTGATGGAGGTAATTTAGGTTTAGAATCAGATGGTAATTTAACTTACAATCCAAGTTCAGGAACACTAACTGCCACAGCTTTTACAGGAGCGTTAACAGGCAACGTAACAGGCAATACATCGGGCACAGCAGCTACAGTAACCACAGCAGCTCAGTCAAACATTACAAGTCTTGGAACCCTTACAGCCTTAACAGTAGATAATCTTGGGGTTAATGGTAATACTATTACAGCAAACTCAGGTGCTTTAAACCTCACACCTGCAAGTGGTTCTGCTATCGTTTTAGACGGAACAATCAATGTAGATGCAGGAGTAGTTACAGGTGCAACAAGCGTTACATCAACAGCTTTTGTTGGTGGCTTAACAGGTAACGTAACTGGTAATGCTAGTGGTACAGCAGCTACAGTAACAACTGCAGCACAATCAAATATAACAAGTCTCGGAACTCTTACAACACTTACAGTTGATAATGTTATAATCAATGGTTCTACTATTGGTCATACAGGAGACACAGATTTAATAACAGTAGCTTCAGGAATAGCTACAGTAGCCGGTGAAGTTTCAATGACTACACTGGACATAGGTGGAACAAATGTTACATCTACTGCTGCAGAATTAAACATCCTTGATGGTGTAACTTCAACTGCTGCTGAACTTAATATCCTAGATGGAGTTACAAGTACTGCGGCAGAACTAAACGCCCTAGACGGAATTACTGCAGTAGTCGGAGAGCTTAATGCTCTTGATATTGGTAGCACTGCTGTTGGTACAGCCGTAGCTTCTAAAGCTATTATACTAGATTCTAATAAAGATTACACAGGCTTAAGAAACTTAACAATTACTGGTGAGCTAGACGCAGCTACTTTAGATATTAGTGGTAACGTAGACATTGATGGTGTTTTAGAAACAGACAATCTAACAATCGGTGGTGCTCAAGGTTCTGACGGACAAATACTTACT